GTCGAGGACTTGAAAGGTGGATTGAAAGACACAGTAAAAGCAATCGCAGAAGAACTAGAATTGAAACCAGCACTTATCAACAAAGCGATATCAGTTGCACACAAAGGCAACTACCAGAACATCGCAGACGAGATGGACACTTTAGAAAGCATTCTAAACACAGCCGGCAAACTTTAATGCTAGACAAAGTCAGATCATTCTGGCTTCGTAGTTTTGAGAGTGACCGGACAGCGTTCTATTTTGAACTCGTCAGTTTCATTTTCACGGTTGGAGCCAGCCTTACACTTGCGATAACGGCCGCAGACCCAGACATGACAATCATATATCCTGGATTCTTCATAGGTGCTGTGACACAATGTTACGCATCTTATAGAAGAGACGCGGCGTTCGTGATGATGATCACTGGCTATTTCGCAATCATAAATGTCTACGGATACGGCGTAGCAAGTTATTGGTGGTAGATGAGTTACATAGACGCATTATATAAAAAAGACGAAGACAAAATTTATGTTGTAGAACGTGATCCCAAGAAGGGCAGGATATTCACGGAGTATGATGCCAGGTACGTGTTCTACTATGAGGACGCCAGGGGCAAACACAGATCAATGACCGGTGCACCATTACAGCGGGTGCAGTGTGCCACACACAAGGAATTCATAAAAGAACAGAGGATCAGATCCAACAAACAACTGTACGAGAATGATATCAATCCCGTGTTCAGGTGTTTGGAAGAGAACTACTTGGGCAAGGAGACGCCCAAACTAAACGTGATGTTTTTTGATATTGAAGTTGACTTCGATCCAGATCGAGGTTATTCAACAACAGATGATCCGTTCATGCCCATAACTGCCATAAGTTGTTACATGAGCTGGACGGACCAACTGGTCACATTCGCTGTGCCTCCCAAGACGATCAGTATGCAGGACGCTAAAGAACTGACGAAAAGATTTGACAACACCATGCTTTTCGAGAAAGAGAAAGACATGCTGGACGCATTCCTGGAACTGGTGCAGGACGCAGACATCCTGTCGGGTTGGAACAGTGAAGGTTACGATATCCCATACACCGTGGGTAGGATACAGAAAGTATTAAGTGGTGATGATACGAGACGTTTGTGTTTCTGGGGAGAGAAACCAAAGAAGAGGGTGTTTGAGAAATACGGACGGGAGCAATTGAGTTTTGATCTTGTGGGTCGTGTACACTTGGACTTGTTGGAACTATACAGGAAATACACATATGAGGAGAGACACAGTTTCAGGCTTGATGCAATAGGCGAACATGAACTAGGTGAGAGGAAGACAGTTTATGAGGGATCGCTAGATAACCTATACAAGAATGATTTTGGACTGTTCATAGAATACAACAGGCAGGACACAGCACTGCTGGCCAAACTCGAGAAGAAATTGAAGTTCATAGAACTGGCCAATGAGATAGCACACCAGAACACTGTACTGTTACAGACAACAATGGGTGCAGTTGCAGTCACAGAACAGGCAATCGTAAATGAAACACACAGACGTGGAATGCAGGTGCCGGCCAGGAAGTACAAGAAAGACGGTGAGGAGAATCAACCTGCGGCAGGAGCCCACGTGGCGACCCCACAAAAAGGAATACACGACTGGATAGGATCTGTTGACATAAACTCACTGTACCCTAGTGTGATCAGGGCATTGAACATGGGTCCTGAGACCATAGTGGGTCAGATAAGACCAGTGATCACTTCAGCAGAGATCAATAGGGCCAAACACGCCAAGAAATCATTCGCGGCGGCATGGGACAGCCAGTTTGGTAGTTGGGAGTACCAGGCCGTGATGAATCAGGAGAAAGGTACGGAGATAATTGTTGACTGGGAGGACAAAACCAGTGTGCGTATGAGTGCGGCACAACTGTACGAGATCATATTCGATGGCAACAACAAATGGATGCTGAGTGCTAATGGTACCATATTCACTTACGAACATGAAGCAATTATTCCAGGTCTGTTGAAACGTTGGTACGCGGAGAGACAGGACATGCAGAAGAAGATGCGTGAGTGTGGAGACAACGAGATCGAGAGGGAATACTGGGACAAGAGACAACTTGTGAAAAAAATTAACTTGAACAGCCTGTATGGTGCGATACTAAATCCAGGATGTAGATTCTTTGACATCAGGATAGGACAATCAGTAACACTTACAGGCAGATGTATCACAAAACACATGGCCAGCAAGGTCAATGAGATCGTGGCTGGCAAGTATGACCACAAGGGTGAAAGTGTTGTGTATGGAGACACTGATTCTGTTTACTTCTCGGCATACAAGACACTACAGAAAGAGATCAATGAAGGTGTCATACCATGGACCAAAGATTCAGTTGTGGCACTGTATGACAGGATAGCAGATGAGGTTAATGGATCGTTCAAAGCGTTCATGACCAAGGGCTTCCATTGTCCCAGCACACGTGGTGAAGTGATCGCCGCGGGCAGAGAACTAGTGGCGTCTAAGGGATTGTTCATCACAAAGAAGAGATATGCCGTGCTTTACTATGACAAGGAAGGCAAACGTGCTGATGTAGAAGGTAAGGAGGGCAAGATGAAGGCCATGGGATTGGATCTCAAACGTTCAGACACACCTGTTTTCGTACAGGACTTCTTGAGTGACCTACTGTACATGGTACTGACAGGAAAAACAGAAGAGCAAGTGCTAGAAAAAATTAGTGAATTCAGAGCAGAGTTTAAATCTAGGCCAGGGTGGGAGAAAGGTTCTCCCAAGAGGGCAAACAACATGACCAAGTACACAGCGGCAGAAGAGAAGGCAGGTAAGACTAACATGCCAGGACATGTTAGGGCCAGCATGAACTGGAATAAGTGTAGAGAGATGTATGGCGACAAGTACAGTATGCCAATAACGGATGGTGCCAAAGTTATTGTGTGTAAACTAAAACAGAATCCGCTGGGTTACACTAGTATTGCGTACCCTGTTGATGAGATGCGTATACCGGAATGGTTCAAAGAACTGCCATTTGACGGTGATGCCATGGAGGCCACGATACTTGACCAGAAGATCGACAACCTTATAGGAGTATTGGGTTGGGACGTGCAGTCAACAGAAACCACGAACACATTCAACAAACTGTTTGAATTCTAAATATCATTATGTTAAGCATAGAAGAAATAAAATTACTGATCGAAAAACTAGAAAGGGTCAAAAAAGAGGACCTGCAGGAGTTGATAGATTCCAATCTAAAGATACTGAAGGACATTGAGTTGGCTGTTGATGCCAACAATAAGGAAATGATAGATAGATTGGATAAAACCACAGACTGGTTTAGGGCCGATTTAGCGGATAAGTTGATCAAACAGCAAGTTGATAAGATGTTGAAACACGCCATAAGATCAAAAATTTATAGTTTTGGGCGATCAAATATGTACAACAGCCTCGAAATAGGTCCAGGAAACGGAATGTTTTCTATGGATTTTAGGGCGTGGCGGCTCAATTATTTCTTAGATGTGTTAGGTGATCGTGAACAAATTATAAGGAAAATGTTTCCTCCGGCACATCAAAAATATCTAAAATTTTACGTGACTGAAGAGGCCGCGTGTTCAAATATTCCAACAGGCAGTTGTAATTTTGTTTTCAGTTGGGACACATTTGTTTTTTTATCGCAGAAGCGTATAAGACAATATCTTCATGATATCAACAGGGTACTGATACCAGGCGGACACTGTTTTATACAGTATGCCGACTGTCACTTTGACAGAGAATTAGCACAGGCCAAATCCGGATATTGGAGTTACAACACCAAAACTAGCATGACGGAAATTATAAAAAATGAAGGTTATGAAATAATGGAAATGGGTCAATTCAGACCAGAGGCCAGTTACGCAATATTCAAGAAACCTGGTAAACAAAATCCAGTTGTGTACAAAGTTAATGAAATAACACTAGACTAAGACCTAAATATCATATACAATTAGAACATTATGATAGACATCTTAAAAGACATCGTTAAACATACGCATGGACTGGGATTCTTGGATCTTGTTAAAATCACCGGAGACGATAA